TTTTTGATATTTTATTTTTGCCTTTACCTCTTCATCCGTTGCATTTATTAATTGCTCCTTTAATTTTAACTTTTCTTTTTCGATGGCTTTTAATTTTGCCTCTGCTTGTAATTGCGCTTTAATTGCATCGGCTTTTGCTTTATCTAATGCAATACTTTGCTCCATTGTATCGTTCATCAACTTTGAACCTTTTTGCAAAGTTTCGATGCTTTCAATGGTATTATCCAAAGGTTTTTTTAACTCCTTTTGAATTACATTAGCTGTATCTTTAAGTGTTTCGTTCAAATACTCTACGTACTCGATTGTTTTTTCAGCAGATGTTCTTATATCTTTGTATAAGTCCTCTTCAGCTATTTCACTTCGTTTTATTTGATTTGCCATATTCGTTTAAAATTATAAAATATTCTTTTACTGTTGTTGTTTTTATATCCAATTTATAGCCTAAATACATTCCTAAATGCATTAAAATAACCTCTATGCTTTTTCCGTCTCCAAAATGCACCTCTAAATCCTTTAACTTTGTGTCTTCAATTTCAATTTCTGTTAATTTAAACCTATCATTTGTTAAAATATATTGGCTTTGTAATAGTGCTTTTTTTCGCTGTATTTCCAAATATTTTTTATAACGTTTATCTAATCCAAATTCCTTTAAATAATCGTTGTAAATCAACTTAAAATGCTTTAAATCCTCTTTAGCTGTTCCTTTACCCTTTCGCATAAATTCCAATTTACCATTATTACACTTTATCCAATTGTATAACGGCATTTCATCAATCGAGTTCCAATATTCGCCTTGCTTCCTTAACGTAATTTGCTTTAATTTCCTCAATATAAACCTCCAAATTTTCATCCGTTAAATTTAAAATATTAATATTCCACCAATTTTGGTCCTCCATTTTTGCGTAATCTGCATTTACTACAATGCTATCCGCCAACACTTGCACGTACATACTTCGAAAAAATTCGCCAGTATCGTTCAAATCATACGGCTCCCCTCTTTTTTTTCGCCCCACTGATAGTATTTCAGTCATTTGGCTGTAATATCCTATAATATTACCCTCACTATTTACACCCTGTTCCGTTAACTGGTTATAACGTATCAAATTTACGATTAATTCGCGTAATTCATCTGTATTTGCTTCAATCCATGCCTTAGCACTATCGAGCAACAATGCACGTTTTAAATGTAAATCAATGGGTGTTTTTCCTATCATATTTCAAAGATAAAAAAAAGGGGCTAATTTGCCCCCTTTATTTTTTTGGTTTTCGGTTTTTTATCTTCTGGATTTGCTATTTTCCACGCCCTCTCGACAATTGCCCGATTAATATGTGTGAAACTACTCAAAGCCACATCAAGACTAATCGAGCGTAATGCCTTATAATTAAAGGAGTGTTTACCAACTCTAATATCTTCCATTAGATTGTATCAGTAGCAGAACCCGAAAAACCAATTTTAACAACAGAAACCTTAATTACATCACTTGCCGATGCTGTACCGCTCACAGAGTAATCCAATACGTAAGTGCCATCAGGATTTTCTGTAACGCTATCAGGAGCAAATGTTACCGCTTGAGTGATATTTTCAATACTCCAATCAGCAGTTGCAGTAGCTCCAACGTACTTAATTTTGTTTAAAGCAGTACCGTAATCTAACTTCGCACTAAATGATGCTTGAGTAGTTGTACACGCTAAACCAATTAAGTTTACATCTTTCAAGCCCTCTAATTTAGTAAAGTCTTGATTTGCCTCTTCAACTGTAATCATGTACATAGTTGACTCATCAAACAATCTGTCAAAGTCAAATCCTAACATAATTTTTTGCGTTGTGCTATCCGTAGCAAATGCAAATTTCGGGTCAAAGCTCGGATTGTCAACTGGAATTGGGTATAAATAACCGTCCACCTCTGAACCAATTAAATTACCGTTTACATCAACAATGTACATTCCGAAGTCAACACATCTACCAGCTTGTAACTTACCTAATAAAGTTGGTGTGCTATCCTCAGCCCAAAGTTCTCCAGCAAATGAACGCTTACCTTGTCTTAAGAATACCATTCTTCCGCTGTTAGCCTCTTCAAATTGGCTATCTGCTTTAGGTAATTCTACATTTTCAAAAGCTGGTAAAGGAAACCAACGCTTTGATGCATCCGCTTCATTGATTAAGTTGCTCCACGTTGGTAAAGCCGTGCTTAAATCAATACCATTTTTAGTTCCGTCATTTGCGAATAACGGTACCATAATAAAACTCGAAGTGATACCAAATACAGGTACGCAATTCGGTCTTCCTGTGTTGGATAAACCAACGTTACAATTACAGCCTATCATAATTTATTTTTTTTAACATTTACATTTTAGTTTATATCGGGTTAAAGTTAATTCTAAAGATACGCCCGACAAATTCGCATCTAAGATATTTTGTAACATTCCTTTGTCGTTTTCCACGCCAAATCTTGAGAAAGTTTTAAATCTGTAATTTTCAATCGGCTTATAAGTTCGTTCAATCTCGACCACCTTAATAAATTCTAACATTAGCTTTTGCATTGGCTTAACTACTTGCTCCCTGTGGTCTGCTGTATAGTATTGGCTTGGGTCGGTTTCATCCAAAAAAAATAAACGTAAATCCATTTCTTTTTCAACAGCCGACATTTTGCCAAATCCTGTTTCGCTAATTACTTCAAGTAACCAAACTAAAGGTAGTTTATTACTCAAATTAGCATCTGCAATAGTCCACTCGGTATTTGTAGCTCTTTTAGTACCAGTTATAAAAAACAACTCAGGCAAATAAATTAAACCGCTTAAATTAGTTTCTCCGATTAATGGAGTAGCAACCAAATATTCATCTGTTACTAATTCCGTAACCAAATACTCCTTATCTTCAGCATCTTTAACTACCTTTCCGATACGTGCCCATTTAGTGTTACAAACTAGAGTTCTACCAGTTAAGGGGTCATAACTTCCTTGTATGGTGTTATCTATTTTTAAAACTAAATCCTTTACGTATTCACTTGCCTCTATCATAACCAATATGCTAAACCAATATTAATTCCGTTATAATCTAAATAATCACTATTATTGTCGCAAATAAATTTCTGTATTGCCTTGTAAGTCCTTACACTATCGTTATATCTTGTATAAATCATAGTGTTAAGTGTGCTTACATTCTCGGAGTTTTCCCCCATTTGGCGCACATTTCCACTTACCGCAACAACGTTAGTCATATCCTTAAGGTATTGATAGTAAACAAACCCTTTAACCATTTCAACCATTCCCTCAGAAATATAAATCCCACAGTTAACCTCATCATACTCAAAACTATTGTAAAGCGCTAAATATTTAGCTGTTTGAGGAACACCAGCAACTAAATCGGCTTCAAACAATTTAAACAATTCAACACCTAGCAATTTAACTAAGTATTGGCGCTCGTATTTGTCAATATAAGCCTGTATTTTAGGCGCTTCATACATTCCACTATGTAGCTCGTATTTGCCCTTTCCGAAGTCTTGATATGTAATGTTAAGTAAGCTCATATTTAAGTTTAAGATAAAGCCCCCTTATCAATAGAGGGCTTTGTTTTGGTTTTCTTTTTCTTGCTTTTACAGTCTTCACACTCCTCACAGTTTGAACAATCGGATAAAACGGCAATAGAGTTCATTAACATAAAGTAAGATACTTGTTCGGTAACTTCTATTACCTCGCCTTTTTTCTTACCATTGTAATCTCTTATTAGTTTTACCTTTTTCATAGTTCAAGATTAAGGAGCTGTAATTGCTGTTAATGCAGTTGCAATATCTGAACACTTCATAAAAGCATCTTGGTTGATTTGTGCAACGTGGAATTGAATACGCTCAACAACTTTTAAAGTAACAATTTCGTGTTCGAAATTATCGTTGTTTTCGTAGCTCATTTCTAAAGTTGCACCTTGTCTATCCAAAATTTCGCCTTTAGTACTGTCAAACACATATAAACTGTTAGCTGTTACTAATGGAGAAGTTACGATACGCATACCGTTTAAAACGCCATCGCCACTCATTACAAAGTTTGGTAATAAGTAATCGCCTTGACTGTTCTTTTGGTGCATAAACTTAACGTAGTCGTTATAATTCATCACGATAGTATCAGCATTCCAGCTATTTTCTTGACCGAACGTGTAAATTTGTGCTTTCATTGCAGCAGTTAATTCAGCTAAAGTTGCAGAAGTAAACGCACCAGTGTAAGGAGCTAAAACGTTTGCAGGATCAAACTCCGAAGAAATTGCATCGATTGACAAAATATCTCCCGAACCTAATAAAATTTCGCTATCTTCTTTTAATTTCACTGACTGCCCAACTAACTGCTCAATTTCTGATGCCACAAACGCATAGTCATCAACCATATCAAGGCACAGGTCAACCATATCCCTGATTTTTTGGATTTGTACCGTTCTAGTAACCCAACTTTTCTTAGTCGTACTTGTTGAAGTAGCACAAGCCACAACCACTTTAGCATCTCTAGTTACAACGTTTTCTTCTCTGTATTTCACATACTCAGTTGATACAGGAACTCTACGGAATAAATCAATAATTCTCGTAGCTCTTACAGGTTTGAATATTGTACCCGGTAAGAAAGTAGCATAATCGGTACGTGTACCAATGTCCGTTGGGTCTTGTTGAGCTTTTAATGCTAATTCAAACTTTTTGTTTGACTTTAAAGCTGTTTTAATTTCTTCCGATTTTTCAGCTAATAAGCTAACTAAAGTTTTAGCACTTTTAGGAGCTTCCTTAGATGCCTCTTTTAAAGCTTTGATTGAACTTTCAAGTTCTACCATTTTTACTTTTAATTCATCTGAACCGCTGTTTTTTTCGGTTAAAGATTTAACAGCTTCTAATTGCGATTTAACCGCATCTAATTCCGATTGAGGTACGAAGCCCTTTACAGCTTCTGCAATTTTACCCTCAAATTTTGCCACCACTTGTTCGGGTGTTAATTGATTTTCTTCCATTTTTAAAATTTTAGTTTTACAATAAATTATTTAATTTGTTCCAATCAAAATTTGGTTTATTGTCGATTTGCTCCGCTTGTGCTTTGGAACTAATAGCACTCTGCATCATTGCAAGGTCGATTAAACGCGAATTTAAGTATTTTAGTTTCATTTCCAAATTATAAAGGCGTTCATCTGTACCTCTACCATTTATCAATGCTTTAGTTATTATATCAATTTCTTTACTTAGTTTCTCAACTAATTGGACTTTATTCTCAGATTTTCCAATGGCTAAAACCTCTGTAAACTCATTTGCTCCAAAAGTAACCGCCGAACCCTCATAAAGTTTAACTTCAAATATTTCATAGTGAAATGAGCCGTCTGTATTGTCAACTTTTCGAACGTTATCAGTCATGTATTGAAATCCAATCGAGTGTTCTTTAATTATTCCCTCTTCATAATCTCGTAATGCATCTTCGCCCATTGTTGAAGTACCCAATTTACCAACGGCAAATAAACCTAAATCATCTTCCTCTAATTTTAGCCATTTACCTATTTGTTGTTGCCAGTCGTGATGGCGTAAAAATGCAATCTTTCTATTGCTCGGGCTATCAACTCCCCTATCTTTTAAACTCCTTGCAAAAGCACCTTTTTTTATAATATCTTTATCACTATCTAACACATCGAACTTGCTTAAATACATAGCAACTTCACGCTTTCCCAACGAAATATCTTTAATTTCAGTAAGTGATTTTAGATTATAACCATTAATTAGTTTACTCATTATACAAATTTTTTGGTAAAAATACGTATTTTTGAAAAAAAAATAACAATTTTTTAAAAAAATATTATGCAAGATAACTTTTGGACTTCACTTTTCGGCACAACATCGGGGAAAAACGATAATCTTTTAAAGATGATACAGCGAAATGTTAATCAATTCTGGGGCAATACAACCCCCCAATGGGTTGATACTTCAAAACCATACGATTTATATATTACCATTCCTGAACTAAGGGCGGTAATTAATAAACGTGCCTTAATGATGTCGAGCGGTAAGCCTTTACTTTGCGACGAAGATGGAAATATAATTGAACAACATTGGGCGCTTGATTTAATTGCAAGTCCAAATCCAACACAAAGCTGGGCGGATGTCATTTACAGCCTTAGTGTTAACGATGGTTTATTTAACAACTCTTTTGCTTATTGTCCTGTTCGCTCATTTGATATTCGTAACTTAATTGTGCCTTTACCAGCGAATAAAATTAAAGTAGTTGGAACAGGTAAGTTATTAGAACAAATTGACGTGGATGGCTTAATTAAGGAGTTTCAATTTTATTACGATAGTGTAAAATATCAAACTATTGAGCTTAAAGATATGGTGTACATGAACACTCCAGACGGCATCAATTTAATCAACGTTGAAAATAGAATTGAAACCCTTAAATATCCATTGTCAAATATTATGGCATCTTATAAAAAGCGTAATGTCATATTGGAAAATATAGGTGCAATTGGTATTTTATCAAGTAAGAAATCGGATATGGGTGGATCATTACCAATGACGCCTGAAGAAAAAAACGAAATCCAACAAGATTGGTTAAGACGTTCAAAAGATAAATTAGTTATGACTGAGGCGGATGTTAACTGGACGCCTATGAGTTACCCAACTAAAGATTTAATGCTTTTCGAGGAATTAACAGAAGATAAAATTGCAATAATTGACGCCTACGGTTTAAGCTACAATTTATTTTCAAATGTTAACGGCGGTACTTTGGCAAATGGTAACGAAGTTAAACAAGCAATGCGTATGGCTTACCAAGATACTATCATCCCTGAAACAGAACAAATGTACTCAACAATTAGCCAGCAGTTAGGATTATCATCGCAAGGTTTATATTTAAAGCCTGATTTTAGCCATATTGCGGTGTTGCAAGATGATATGAATTTAAAAGCTCAGGCGCTAAATTCTAAAGCGGATGCACTTAATAAAATTATACAGGCTGGAGTTGAATTAACTGAGGAAGAAAAAAGGGCTATAATTGGAATAGCTTAGGAAATAAGCCCTTTAAAAACATTG